CGAGCACCTTCAAGATTGCTCGCGAAACTCTGATTACCGCCCAGCGCATGCTGCTGGACACCGGTAATCTCAACATGTTCCACCAGTCCATCGGTAGCCTCACCCTGCTGGATGACTACCGCCGGTGGCGTGATCGCGTCTTCATNNCCGAAGCTAACGGTGCTGCCTCTGGTACCCAAGGCGGTTACTACTTCCCTGGTAATAAGACCAAAGATTCCTCTGGTCGTATTACCTACACTGCTGATCAGTACACCGCTCAAACTCAGCAGTTCCAGGTGCGAACCGATCTTCTGACCGTGGTCAAAGATCTGCGCAAGCGTAACGTGCCGACCTTTGCTGATGGTCTGTATCGTTGCATCTGCGATCCCGTGTTCATGATGCACCTGCGTCGTGACCCCGACTTCCGTGAGATCGCTCGCTATGCCGGCAACCCCGGCCAAGGCATGTACATGGGTAATCCCATGATGCCAAACAACGCCAGCTTCTACATGGGTCCCCAAGCTGGTCAGGGTTACTTCCTGGCTGGTGAACCCGTCATGCCGACTGGTGTTCAGTTCGAAGGCGTGAAGTTCTTCGAATCGACCAACTTCCCCACCAAAACCATTTCTGCGTCCTTTACCAACGGTGCTCCGTACGCGAACCAGGAAGTGGCCCAGGGCTTCTTCTTTGGTCCTCAAGCGATTGGCGTTGGTATTGGTGGCCCGAACGCTCAAGTGCTCATCAACAACAACGATGACTTCAGCCGCTTCATCATTCTGATCTGGCAACTGTATGCTGGTTTCGAAATCCTGAACAAGGACTTCGTGACCACTGCCTATAGCTTCGTGTCTGACGACGGCGTTATCTGATAAAATCAATAAACTCTTTTGGAGACATAAATGGGTTACTTAACTTCTAAAAAGATCTACCCCGGTAACTGGGCAGAGCCCCTTAACGGCTGGTACAAAAACATCGACAATACTGGCGATGGTACCAACGAAAGCAGCAAAGGTGGTCCTACCTCCGTGCTTGCTGTCCCTGGCTACCGTTACTTCCAGCTTCGTGGCTATGTGCCCGTTACTGCTGGTTCTGGTACCACCAGTGGTGTTGCTTCTGCCAGTGTGATCATCCCTTCGCCTTATCGGCAAGATGACACCCGGCCCAACATCACCGGCATGGAAGTGTCTGCTTCCACCACCCGTCCTGCCTACATCTACCGCACTGCGATGTCGATCGCTAGCGGCTGGGGCGACGGTCGTGTTGCTTCCGGTGTGTATGCCGTAACTGGTTGCATCATCTCCTTCGGGCGTGACAACAGCGGCAGCCCTGTTGCTGCTTCTGGGGAACCTGTTGCTCAGGCCAGCATCTCTGGTGCTGCTGCTAGCGCTACCACTGTGTTTGCCTCCGGTGGTTCGGAAGGCTATGGTTCCTTCCCCTTCTTCACCTCTGCTCTGGCTCAGGTGACCGCTGCCAGCGGCCTGGTCAACAGCGGTGTGGTGTACAAGCAGATCACTAGCGACACCACCTTCAAGGTCTACTCGAAGGCCTCTGGTGATGCCACTGCAACCTCCGGTGGTTTCTTCATCTCTGATGCTGATGCCTCTGCTGGCCTGACCGGTTACATCGTGGTGGAACTGTGCTACCTGCAGCCGGATGAAGCTCCTGGCTACGAAGATATTGATGGCTACCTCCTGGGCCGCACCGTTAGCTGAGTAAGTTAAACTAGGACCAGGCAATTTCTGGTCCTATGCTTTATCAGCACAAAAAAACAGGCGCACGCGTCAAAATCGTTAGCGAGTGGGATTCGGGCGATTGGTTTATGGTTGAGGACCAAGATGGTCGTCTCTATACGGCCTACAAGTCTGAACTCACTCCTGACGAGAATGCTACCAAGAAGGTACAAACCTTACAGGTAAAAGATAAAGCTTCTCAAGAGGAGCCCCGTTCTTTCCCGCCTGATATGCGGCTTAATATAAATAGTGCTACGCCGCAGATGATTGCAGACCACATCAAAGGGATTGGTTTGAAAACAGCTCGAGAGATCAAAGACCTCCAGATGAGTTTATCGGGTGAAAGGTTTAACAATCTTGAGCAACTAAAACAAATCAAGCGTGTTGACTGGGATGCAGTCCTTGCGGCTGACTTAATTAGGGTCTAATTCATCTCCTGACTAACCCCGCATTTAGCGGGGTTTTTTAGTTTTAAAATAGAAATAAAACAATAATGTCTTACGTCACCGTACGATCAGGCTTTACAGGACCCAGTCATAAGATAGGTGGAAGCTCAGAATATCATATTGACCTAAAACTTCTTGAGTCACTACCTATCGCCGAAAGGGTAAAAGCGGTAGATGCTGTCGCAAGGCAATACGCTAATATTGGTCGTCGAATGGAGTTTTCCAATGCTGGTGTATCAGGTAAAATATGGGATCCAAGTGCACAGCTAGATGATCGTATTAATTTATTGATGTCTGCTGCAAAAGCGCATAGCCACTCCAGTCATCCTGGCTGGCAATCATTAGATTTTTATGTTCCTTTTGCTGGAAAAACAAGGGCTGATAAAGGTGCAGTTGAGGACGCTTCCATTTATCTTCCTGCTGTTCCAGGGGGGAAAGTAAGGCGGGGGTCTGGAGGCGGTTACGGTTTTTACTCCGAATCCCTGGATCCCAAGGGAAATGTTTTGTTTAAGGTGGGACATGGAAATATTGATCGACCGGAAAAAGACGGTGAGTTCATTGTTAATCAACCAACTCCTTCAGTAACTGAACAACCTCAACAAACATCTTCCGAACAAGCAACCCTTTCTTTACTGAAAGAATTACTAGGACAAGACAAAAAACCACCTACGTTAAGAGAGTCACTCCTTGCTTCTGCAATGCAACAGGCAACGCAAAGAAAAGCAAATGATCTTTTGTCCCAGTACACCGGACCATCTCCCTATCAGTTCCTTATGGACCCACAGCAAGCCATGAGCCTGTTTGAATGATTACCTTCTTTTATAATAAAAACAAACAGGTATGCAGAAGTGGAGTTATCTGACTTCGACAAAAGCAGGGTTAGATACCACTTAGGTTACTTCGTGGTTTCTGTTCCAGCGGGTGACTACGCCCGACTGGAAGAAGCAATGAACACAATCCCTGATTCTTATTTTTACAACAAGATCGTTGTTCAACTCGGTCGTTGTGATACGGCAGAGAAGAAGACCGAGGTCGCAACCTCACCTTCTACTAGAATTGAAAACATTGCCGGTGACGTGGATCGTACCATCCGATCCAGTAATGCAAAAGAAGCGTTGAAGACATGGGACGAGATTTATCTCTACGAGACAAATCGTTTGGCCCATATTCTTTACGTTCCTAATTACAAGGATCCGTTTCAAGCGAGATATCGCTACGAACGTTCTGGCGCTGAATTTATTCAGGCGCTACCAGGCCCTGCAGACGTTTCGGTGGGGTCAAGTTTACTTTTACATGAGGTTTGGCGGTAATGAATCCTCTCGATTTTCTTTTGGGCCGCAGTTCAAGTCGTGTCGTACCGCAGCAGTTATCTGCTGCTGATCGCGCCGCCGCTATTCTTCGCAGTGCTGCTCCTCGCTCGACTGCTCGTGCCTTTCCCAACGAAGCCGCTGCCGCCGCTATTCGTGCTGCCGCGCCTCGTGCCACAGCTCGCGCCTTCCCTCCTGCAACGATTTCGCCCGCTGCTACTGGTGACAACTGGTTTAATCCTGCCGTACAGGTTCCTGAGTTTTTTAGTCGTTTTGGCCGTAGTAGCAGTGGTTTAACGCAACAAAGCCCTGTTTCAGCTCCCACTGTTGTTCGCCCTAGCGGCGGTGGTTTTAATCCCGCTGTGCAGGTTCCTGAATTTTTTAGTCGTTTTGGTCGCAGTAGCAGTGGTTTAACTCTTGGGGGAGGGGCACCAAGTCCAGCAGCTGGTCTTTTGCGAGGAGCCAGTGGCCCCCTGGTGCAAGGGGCAATCATGTCAGTTGTTAGTCCCTTGGTTCAACAAGCAGGACGCGCCGGGGGTGAATGGATTGGAGAAAATATTATCGGCCGTATTCCTGGTGTTACAACGCAAAAAGAACGTCTTCGTCAACAAGCAACTACGCCTTTACAACAAATCACTTATGCAGGTGCTAATGTTCCCCGCCTTGGTCAGTATGGGGCACCTGTGACCACAGATGGGTCTGTGCCTCGTCCTCCTGCTTTTACCTCTGCGACAGGGGCACCTACTACTGCTGCTCCCGCAGTAAGAGGTGGGTCAGTTACGCCTCCTTCCTCAGGCGCAAGATCTACTCCTTCTCCTCAACGTTTTTCTGGTGGTGGTAGTGCTACATTCGCTCCTCCTGCTGAACGTGCTTATACCGAGGAGGTTTCACGTACTGCTCAGCTGACTGCGCAAAACCCCGAGATGCAACGCTATGAAGCAGCTCGACAAGCAGACATGAAGACGGGTGACTTTAGTAAGTCAGAAGATATTGGTATGGAGATGTGGGCACGTAAAAATAAAACTCTTGCCAAGGCAGTTAAACCTGGCCAAGCAGGGTATGACGTAATTCAACGAGTGCTTCAAGAAGATACCAAGCCTAATGTAGGTGCTTTTGCTGCAACAACACCCATCTCCCCTGGCGCACAAAACTATTTTAGCGGTCAATACCAGGCTACCCCTGGAGCTACAACTCCTGACCTTGGAGCCTTTACTACACAGCAAAATATTCCCTTTGCCCCTCCTCAGTCTATTGGTCAATTTCCTTTCCAGCCTCCGACGCAAGCTCCTGTTCTAACGCAAGGATTTGGTGCTGCTCCAGGTATTGACAGCTTGGGTGCATTTACACGTGATCAACTTAGCCAAGAGCTTCTGAAGAAGTTTGCTGGGTTACAAAAATAACCCGTTGATATACTAAAGTTACTTGGCACCACCCTTGGGCGGATAAGTCCACCTACCGGTATTAAATCTTTTGATTTACGGAGACCGGTGTTGTTGCTTTAATCTCATGATTCTTTGCCCCAAGTTTGTTAAACGTCTTGCCACATACCTAGCTACAACCCTGGCACTACAAACCGTATTTGTCCCTGGTCTCAAGGCAAGCTCAAACTGGGTAGGAGAATAAAGAGGTAAATAAAATGCCTACACCACGAATTGGTACATTAAGACCTGAGGATCGTCAAGCTGTTTTTGAAACGGCAAAAAGGCTTGGCGTAGATCCCTATCAGTTCGGTGCGGTTATTCACCAAGAATCAGGTTTTAGGCCAAACGTGTTTGGTGGTGCAGGTAACAACTATTATGGCTTGATTCAATTTGGAGGGCCAGAGCGTGCCCGCTATCTTGATAAAAGCAAAATAGGTAAATACACAATTGCAGAGCAGCTTCCCGCTGCCGAACGTTTCCTTCTTGATCGTGGCTACAAGCCAGGCAAGATGGGGATTGATAAACTGTATGCCACAATTCTTGGTGGTAATCCTAATGCTTTAACGCAAAAAGATTCTTTTGGTACTTCGGCTTCCGGTGCCACTAAAAGATTTCTGCCTGGTGGAGATCTTTACAAAAGAGCGCAAACAACCTTAGGAGATCCATTAGGGCTAGGCAGCCCAGAGCCTCAAGCAAGTGCACCACAGGCCCGTGTTCAAGGGAACGAAATGGCTTCTGGGGTACTGGAACAAATAAAAACAATCCTTCCTTATCTAATAGAAGCAAAACAAAAAACACGTGTTTCACCTGTTGATAATTTGTTTTCAGGTGCAGCGGCTCCTGCTTCATCTTTGATGACAACAGAACAACTCATGGATTTTTCCAGGCAAGCCGTCCCTCTTCCTCAAGATTTTCTTGAGTTGTTCAAGTCAGGCATTGGAGATCAATCATGAAGCGCAGTGAGTACTTAAACTCTTCTGCTGAACTGTTGCCAGGTGACTACAATAAATGGCGCTATGGTGAAAAAGGCATAGCACCTTTTATTTCAACAGACCAATCTTTGATTGGTGCACAGTTTAACAAGCTAAGTAAGTTTAAGCCTGGAGATGATGGTGATGCTTTTCAAACGTTTTTAACGTTACAAAGCAACCCCAATAGCTTGATTGAAAGTCAATTGAAATTGCCCGCTGGTTTTGTTGCTTTTAATCAACTTGCTAATAGGTATTGATAGAATAAAAGAATTGAAGTTTACGGGATAGTACCTTGAGTTCAAGCAGTACGAACAAGCAGCCCCTTTTGGTTGACCGTCCTCTCTACGACACGGTACGGGTAACGACACAGATTGCAGGAAGTAGTTCTGCTAACACTCTTTTTGTGCAAGGTGGTCAATCACCTTCCATCCTTGTTGACATGGATGCAGAACTGAGCGAAGACAATAATAACGGTGGAGTTGTTGATTCTATTTCAATCGTACGTAATGATTTTTCACGTGCTCCTGACTACACGGTAAACGCAAGCACTTCTGGAACGCAGGTCTACCTGACGAGTGGACAGGTTGTTTTTGTCCAAGCCACTGGCGTACTTGGTACTGCAGCCATGAGTGGCTATGGTTATTACACATACACAGGTGCCACTCCTCTTGCTGCTGTTAACACTGCAATCATCTATTCCGGTGGAACTACTTCTGGCTTTAGTTTTGCTGGATCTGGTTATGGCAGTCAGCCTGCTGTAACCTTCGTCTTCTATCACACCCGTGGCACCACGACTCCTATCCCTGCCAACGGAGACTACCGTGTGATCTTCGCTAAGACGGTTCCGGCCAATACCCAGCAGGTAGACTGCTCAGACGTCTTACCGGTCCTTGCAGCCCCCGTAGCGCAGGCTGGTAACACAACTGGCCTGGGCAACACCGCTCCCCTGCGGAACAAAGGCATCTACCTGGAACGAGGCGACCGTATTTACGTTGGTGTGTTCCCTGATGGACCCAACATTACAGGTTATGTTCCAGGGGCCCATATTGTTGCGCAAGGCGGTTTCTTCTGATAAATGGCACCAAAAGGTGGTGATGCATTCGGTTCTTTTAATAACAGAACTGATTACAAGCCCGCAGAAATAAAACCAATTACAACAGAATTTTCTAAGGGTTCCGTTCCAAACTCTATTGAGGCAATGGATCGAGAATCTGCTTGGACGCGATGGAGGCGTGGATACGAATTAGCCGTTTCTGTTGGTATTCAAAAATCACTTAACTTTCCTTTTCGTTACACAGTGCCTGTACCAGCAGGCACAACTGTTCCCCCTGGTAATGAGCCTTACATTATTGGTGTGCTCCAGGGTTTTCCTACTTCACGTCGTGAGTTTGGAATCCAATGGACTGGTTGTCGCGTAGGTGCCTTACTTCGTTTTGATAACATCTTTGATTCAACAGGAACCAGGGCAAGCGTTTCTTCTTACACAGAAGATGCCAATTATTGGTATGTAAAACTTTCGGGAAACTGGAGTAGCTCAAATCCTCTTCCACCTCCTCTTTACGTTCCGGGAGTTAATGGAAGCGCTGCTCTTAAACCCTTAAACGGAGAGATTGTAGAAGATCGGTTGATCGAAGCAGAAGGAGTCCCTATTACTAGTGCAACAAAAAATCCGTCTACTGACAAAAGGTATGGTTACGTTCAAGCTCTTTTGATTGACGTAGATGGAGCAAATGGTATTTTAAAGTTAAAAAAAGTAGGTTCTTTTGAATCTACTATTGATGGAACGTTTATAACACCTGCTTCACGGCCGCCGGCCGTGGGTAGATACTTAACTCTTGGTAGTCGGTACGCATGTACGTGCGAAGATTTCAGCCGACGTAGCTACGCTTATTTAAGTAACTTGAACTTTGTAATCACAAGACGTTTTCCTTACACCAAGCCTTCTTCATTAAAATACGGCAGGCATGAAGTACTGACCGACAAGTATGGCAATTTAAACAACAATGCTGTTACAAATATAGACAACAATCGATCTCTTGAGTTGACGTTCCAGGCCGTAGATAACCCTGGAGTCTTCCGTGATTTTGGTGGACGGTACTTAAGGAACACGCAGGAGGCTGGAGCAGCAGAAGGCCCTTCTACGTTTGTTGATTACAAAGCAGAAAACAATCAAATTACTTTTTTAGGAGATTACTGGAGCCCTCTTCTTGATGAGATGAGATACTGCAAACACATCTATGCTTTACGTTTTCAAGAAGGTATTATTATCCCAGAGCCTTCAGATGTGCCTATTGAAATGGATGAAGGCATTGTGCGCTGGGAGCAGCGGCTAACGGATGAAAATAACATGGTACGCAAAAACATCGAATACATGAATTCAATTAAAGGATTGTCTTATATGGACATGCCACCTGGGAACCTGCAATCCCCACAGTTAATACCAATGATGCAGAAACTTCTTAATGTACCTTCAACTTTTATTAGGTTACAAAACTTTTCTTTACAGAACAAAGATGGAGCTTTTACGTGATGCCTGAGTTTGGTGACGTTATTGAAACAAGGTACGTCCTTTCTGAAGAACAGTTAAGACGTAGCCAGTTTGGGTTTAGTCCTGTGTACTACAGCGGCAACCCCATCGTGTACAGCCCTGGAGACGTGGTACACTTGCCATATGCAACAGGTGAGCTTTCCACCACACAAGCCATCGGACTCGCCTGGGGAGCATATGCAAGCGGCATAACACCTACCTAACTACTGAATGTTATACTAACATTGAGTCTTATGAGACTCATATCATAACAATAGCAACGCATTTATCACAGGAGTTCTATCATGCTTCATAAGCCTCCTTCGGATCAACACATCATTGATGAATACTTCTCTTTGCTAACACATAAGAAACCTTATGCTGCTTGGTTGTACGGAATGGTGGCAACCTTTGGCGTTGGTCCAGGGCAGCTAGAAGGGTTTACCTGGAACAAAAATAACAGCATTAATATTCAAAACAGAAAAACAGCAATAAGACCTTTGCATCCACAATGGGTGTTATTGTTTCAGCTAAAAGAAAAGCAGCCTTCAAAACTTGAAGACTGCTGGAATCGTGTGTGTTTGAATTTAACAACCGCAATTAAAACACAACAAGTACGTGCTGATATCACGGATCTGTTGCTGTCCCATCGAATGCGACGTGCCTTCTATCGTGTTGTGATCAGCAGTGGGCCATCTGCTCCAGTGCCTTCTTGACACTACGCATGTGCCACTGATAGGAGTCACGTGAAAACGTATAGCCCTTGAAGGCAGCATAGTGCTGTCCAAGCTTAAGCGTCCCATCATCCCGCATACGGAAGAGGGCTTTACGGTCCACCCCAAGCTCATCGCAAAGGTGTTGGGCGGAGACCCAGCCTGCTGGCTTTGTCATGAGAAGCATTTGACTGCAGGACTAGCGTACAGCGGAATGGGCACTGGTCAAGGGGTTTAACCTAATCTTTATCTTTGCAGTCGAATTACAAAACTTAGAATAGGTTAACGGCAACTGAATCAATGTTCTGTAGCGAGCATGAGCCCCTTGCTTTGCTGATTGAATTAACGCCTAAGTTAGCCAAGAAAAAGTTTAGAGAAGGTATATACCAAGCCTGGGATTATAAGTGTGGTTATTGCGGAGACAATGCCACAAGCCTGGATCATATAGTCCCACGCTTTCGTTCTGGTTCTTCCAACAGAAATAACTTACTTCCTGCTTGCCGTCGATGCAACGCATCGAAGGCTTCTTCACCGGTGGAAGTTTGGTATCAAGGGCAAGATTTCTTTTGTCAGGTTAAGATGGATAAGATAAAAGATTGGATGACGCAAGAAGTAGTTGATCTTTTTGGTTATCACAACAATCAAAGTAAGTTTCAGTTGGTGGTTTAAATGGGTGTTAAGTACGATCCAGCTTCTAGAAAGTGGTCCGTCTCTTACGAAAAAACAGATCATAAAACAGACAATCCAACTTCTTACGCATGGGATTTTTCATCAGACAATGCAAGGCTAACAACACAAAGAACTGCTTTTGGCAACTTTGTTACCATTAACCAATTAAACGGAGGCATGGGAGGCCTACAACAAATAATCCCAACCAGTACCACAAACAAATCAAAAAAAGAGATAGAAGGTATTATCTCTAACCTTGAAAACTTTGTAAATACAGGTGTTGTTACGCTAGCTGACGGGCGTACCATGAATTACAGTCGGTTGCTTGGCGGCCCGGCACCCTCTTTTAAAGACAGTGGAAAAGCATATATTGATGAATGGAAAAATCGATTAAACACAATTGATCTTGCTGAAAAAATAAACACAGAAAATGCGCAACTAAATCAACAGAATACAACAAAAAATAAAGCATATGATGAAGTAGTAGACACAGCTTCTAAAACAAAGGTAGGAGATTATGTTACGCAAAGAGATAAGATTAAAGCTTTAGAAGGGTTAACAGAGTCAGACAAAAGGATTGCAGAAGATTACTTCAAGGCTTTTTATCGCACAGAAAAACTTCAAAGGCATAGTGAGGAATTTTTAAAAAAACCTCCTTACGGAGAGTTTGATCATGAATACTATAAAAAGTTAAACCCAGCACTTGTTGATAAATGGAATGAAGCTGTTAAAAAAGATGACATTGATATAACAGAGCGTTATGGGGAAAGGAATTTTTATTGGAAAGACTATACAGATACCGGTGCAGCAAAAGGGCTTCGCGCAAATGAAGTACAAGCAATGGAACAAGCTGATAAATATACAGAGGCTGGCCCAACTGATGCGGAAATCCAGCTAATACGTGATAAAAAATTAGGGATGGTAGAAACAGATCCCCAAACAGAACTTGAAGATCTGTTTGGGGAGAAAATAGGAGAACAAACAAAAGAAGATCTCTTGAGATTTGGAGCATTAAGACAAAACGTCTTAAAGGATACTATTGCTGAGATGAAGAAAGCAAAGCTTAAAGAGCAAGAGCTTTCTTTGTATAAAGGGTTGCCTGGTTATGGAGAAATTTTTGATGTAAATAAAACACTAGCCGACTCCATACTGGGCGACACTGGTGTTGGTGGCGTGCTTTCTTACTTGGGTAAAGACCCACAGGAAAGCCTTACCAAGCAACTGCAAGGAGTCACTGGTGTAAACAATAATGTTGTTTATAATTGGCAGCAATGGTTTGATAACGCATTAAAGGGTAAGTACGGAAAGGAAGTTGAACTTGGTTACACAAATGCGGAAGGAGCAGAAGAAAAAATTAAGGTTGACGGTGAGTTTGCAAAAAGTTTTATTGATACTTACTTGTCTCCTAGGTTTAACACATCAAAGTCAATGGATGAATTCATTGACTATATCGATGTAAAAGAAAACGAGCAAAACCCTTTCCAAACTCAAGATGCAGTTAGCGCGGCAAAGATGGTTGCCGAAGCAAGAGCTAAAAAATATTTAGACGATTTAAAAATAGCAACACCTAGAGGGTTTGATCCTGATTTTTACTTTAACCCTTCCAATAACAAAGCTACAGATGAAAAGAATGCACTACAAGCCAAGGAAGTTGCTGATGACTGGGAGGCTGCAAAGAAAGGTGACCCTGAATGGCAGAAGCACGCCTATAGATTTGGCGTTGACATTAACGACAAAGCAGCCTTTGCGCGTATGCATTATCAAGTTAAAGGCCAAATCAAAGAATTTGACCCAGCGGAAGACATTTATACATCTAAAAAAGTAAGTGATTACATTTACAAGGACATTCTCCCCGCTGTGTCCCAGGAGATGTTAAATCAAAAAACTATTTTTGGTCAATTTATTACCCCAGAAGAATTTGCAGATTCCATGCTGGAAGGAGTTGACCCTTTAAATAAACCCGAATGGGAAAAGGTACTAAAGCAGTATGGAATGGACACATTCACTGGAACGGTACAAGACTTGAAGATGTATATACAAGATGTAATACGTAGCGGAAACGCAAAGGATATCAGAGAACAAATCAAGTTCTTAAACGAAAGAAAAAAAAGACCAACGCAAGAGTTGCTTGGTATTACTTACATTGAGCGACCTTCTGACTTAACAGCAAAAGAAATTACAGGTCAGACAGAACTATATAAAACATTCCAAGAGGCTGGCTTTAAGGGATCAGAGGATGAGTTTTACACCAGGTTTTTTCCTGACCTTGACAGAAGCGAGCAAATAGCATTAACCAAAGCAGGTTCAGGCGGTAAATTTGAACTTAAAGGACTGGACCTCTCGGATCCGCTTTCCTCCCTTGGTACTGTTGAGAGCTTCTTTGGTTCTGATGAAGATACATCAAAAACAACAAGCAGTCAAGACGAAGATACTTCTACGTCTAGTTACTTTAGACTGGGAGATGATGAAGACGAATATACAAAATCAAAGTCTGGTCAAGGCTTTTTAGATGAGTTTACTTCTATGTTTAAGGGATTTGGTTAATGGCTAAGCAACATCGTAAAGCAGCTAGTGCCGCAAAGCGTTATCAAAAGTCAGAGATGGCTTGTAATAAGCCGCAAAGAGCGCCAGCAGGAGATAAACATAAGTATGTTGTAAAAGCTTGCCAAAATGGTAAAGAGGCTATTGTACGTTTTGGATTAAGAGGTTATTCAGACTACTTGTCGCACCACGATGAGGATAGGCGTGCTAATTTTAAAGCACGGCATAACTGTTCCGAAAAGAAAGATAAACTAACTCCGGGATGGTGGTCGTGTAACTATAACTGGTGAGTTAAATGGGAAAAGTAAAAGGAACTCCTGCTAAAAAAGCAACCAAGCCAAAGAAAACAAAGCAAGGTCAGGGGCAACACTCCAAGGCCAACCACGGACGCAAGAAAAGTCGCGGGCAAGGCAAGTAACAATCTGGTATAAATTGTGTATCATAGAAAGTACTTGATGTGCTTTCATGTCTGATTTTGCTTGGGCGATTGATATCATCAGGCGCTACGAAGGTTTTCATGAAAAGGCATATCCTGATCCCGATACCGGCGACAAACCATATACGATTGGTTATGGAACACAATTCTATCCAGATGGTTCTCCCGTAAAGAAAGGTCAATGTTGTACCAGGGAGAAAGCTGTTGAGTATTTAGAGCAAGAGTTGTGTGTTATTAAAGAAGAGTTAGAGGATATAGGTATTTATCTCGAAGGGCACATGTTAAATGCACTGCTGTCCTTTATTCATTCCATTGGTTGGCAAGCTTTTCTTTATAGCAATATTGCTGAAAACATCGAGCAGAAATACATGCTTGGTGTTATCGAAGAAATCAACGATTGGATCTATGATGCTGAGCACCGTGTCATTGGCTCCTTGCTGGAACGCAGAAGGGAAGAGACCAACCTCTTGCTAAGAGACATCGGCAGAGGAACCTGGGGCTCAGGAGGCATCCTCCTGCGGGCAGTACGCAACTACCGTGGAGCTACGCACCAGATCAATGCTCTTAAGTTACTGGAGTCCTATTCCAACCCTCACGTGCTTGCAGAATTTGCAAACGACTACCGCCTTGATGAAACAGGAGACTACGGCTTAACAGAAGAGGAACTGTCTGCTATCTTTAATTGCGATCATTGATCTAGAATGAATGGATAAAGCTGTTGGTCCGATGGGCGAGGTGTCTTCTCCTACAGAGTTTGAACTTCCGATCCACCTTCAGTTCGCAATGCGACGAGCGGAGCTGGAAGCTCAGGAAATGACCTGGGATCAGCTGTACTACACACTTCTCGCTTTGTATCAGCAGCGCCTCCTGGAGCTACAGGCAGTAAAAGATCTGATGGCAGACGAAAATATTGAATTGGAATTTGATCTACCAACAGATATTGAGTTGGCGCAGCTCGCGATGATCTGCGCCGATGACTCAGATGACGAAGAAGAAGAGCCTCTTCCCTTCTAATTAAACTTCATCAAACCTGATAAGGCGGTCCAGATACCACTGGGCCTTTTTTAATGATTCTGTTTGTCCTTTATGACGCTCCCTCCACAAGTACTTCGCGATGTTACCTTTGCAATAACCCCTGAACTCTTCTTGCGTTAGCTGCGCTTCAATCGCTTCGATGCACTCAATTGCACCATCGGCATAATGAGGTGGATGGTTGACGAGATCAGGCACCAGCTCAGGTTTTGCTTGGATCACCTTAGGTGTAGGCAACGGACAAAAACCGTCTTTACATCCGGTTGGTTCTTCTTTTTCTTCTACTGGAGCAAAGAATTCATTCAACGCTTTAAACCCCGGCGGCGGAGCGACATCTCCTTCTCCTCCTCGCCCACGTCCCCGAGATTCAGGAGCAAAGCTTTGGGTTTCGGGCTCGCCCCCATGGCTAGTCCCTCTTCCATAGATGGAATCGTTCCGGTCAGGCCGCATCGGTTGCCTTCAAGTTCAAGATGCATTCTAGGCCTAGACTCTTGCGTCAGCACCAGGCCTCTGTTGTACTGGTCATAAAGAGGTACATCATTTTCTTCATTACCCATCTCTTGACCAAAGTCACAAATACTTAAGCAACGACGCTTTACTTCATCGTTACCTTCGATGAAGCTACCTAAGAAAGCATCTGTACCCATCATGGCAATATCCGGACTTGATTTCCGTCACTTACAATAGTAACATGGAAAGATTTTTTGATTCTACTTACGACCCCCGGCAGAACTCAGGTTCCTCCGCAGGGGATACCTCTGATCTTTACCCAGAGCGTTCCTACGACACTGACGTAAGACGTTTAGAAGGAAGTGCCAGGGCAACCGCTGATCGTGCCGACACCCGCAACGAACAGATGCAGGGTCGTGCCAAGAAGTTCATGGCAGCTGCTCGTGCTGCTGGTGCGTTTAAACAACGAGCTGAAACGGATGAACCTAAGATCAGGGGACGTACGCCCCGTAATCCCGCCACAATAGCTGGGGTGGAAGTCCCAAGTCAAGGAGATGCCCCTGGAGCTAGAGGCACGGTGCAGTACGCAACAAAACCTCAGCCCAGGAGCGGTAAATCCTTTAGTTAGATACGACTGTAAACAACTTCTTGTTTTTGGGACTGGTACTTACCTTTCCGATCTTGATATGTTGTTTCGCACGGGTTGCCACGAAAGAAAAGAAGTTGGGTAATACCTTCGTTGGCATAGATACGGTTAAAAAGACTGGTGCAATTACTAATTTCAAGTGTCAAATATCCTTCCCAGCCGCTTTCGGCAGGAGTGATATTACACATGATTCCCGATCGTGCATACGTTGACTTGCCAACGGCAACAACACTTACGTCACCAGGAAGTTTAATGTATTCTTCCGCTACCCCAAGGCAATAACCATAGGGAGGCAAGATAAAATAAGTACCTTTCTCGTCTTCCAGTAATTCGGTCGGCTTCAAGATACCTGGATCAAACTCCTTTGGATCACATGTACCAGCCTGGATCCCACCAAAAAGCATGCACTGCTTTGGCGACAGCCGAATATCATAGCCGTACGAACTCAACCCATAACTAAGCAGCCGTCGGCCATCTTGCTCGCTAACAAGACGATCGTGGAACGGCTGAATCATCCCTTCCGTTTGTGCCAGGTGTTTGATTTCCTTGTCGCTGAGCAGAGTCATGTGGTCCAACTAAGCCTTGGTAGTGTAGCCAATTTAAACCACTATCCGCCCTTTGTGCTCATATATGTCAATGAAATTTTGCGTGGCCTCTTCCGTGTTACGAGAGGGCTGCAGGTAAACCACAAAACTGCTGCATGTATTCCTCGCATCAATCGTGCCTGTACTCAAGAAGTGCCTCTTTAAGACAGGTGCATTCTTAAGAAAACAAATGGGGAAGTCGAACATGTCTTGGCAGTACCTTATCATGTCCGGGCAATTGGCAAAGAAGACCGCCTGTTCTATTTCACCTCTTAGCCATTTGCGTTTCAGTGTGTTCCACCACACGGCATAGCCAGATGTCAAGGTAGGAGACAAGCCTCTGGTACGCTTCCACCTGTCATTCTTTTTATCAAAGAAATAGGAGTGCCCTGGAGGAAATAAATAGACCTTGCCGTACCATTCGTGACCATTCAACCCATCATCCTTTGGTGTTAAATAATGTTTGGCATTAACGTATTCATTTGCTACAGAAGAGCTTGCCACATCAAGATCAATTCCGTCCATCAGGAGATGAGCAGAGTTCACCAAATCTGCATTGGTGATCCACTCATACGCCTCCATCCGGCGATTACCACGAAATGCAGGCATCAGCTTTCAGCAACTTTTTGGTAATCTACCAAACAAAAACGCATGCCTTCGTGGTCATTGATGATATAACCAGCTGCTTCATCTGGTTTGATCTTTTGTGCTGTTTCTAAAATACGTCGGAAGCTTTCTGCAAGATCATCGTTATTTTCTCGTTCACAACGTTCTTTTGCTCCGTGCAATTCCTCTAGTGTCAAGTAAAACATTGAACGTTCTTTATTTTCTGGCTCGAAGCACATGACACCAGGTCCTTCTGCTTCCCAGAATTTGCAATACTGTTGCCCCAGGTCAGCCATGATTAGACGCACTGTTGTGTCCAGCATCTTGGCCTTGGTCTCATCTGGCTCAGGTCCCAGGGCTTGCAGCAGGAGTTTTTCGCGTCGATTCATGTTCAATAAGTCCTTGTCGTAAAAGAGACGTCAGCATTTTTGGTAATGGCTGGTAGATAACCACCAGCTTCCCGAGGATGCCACGCTTTTTAATCAGCTTACCTGATTCGTCCCGTGCCTTGTCAAATTCACCAGAACGTATCAGATATTCCGCAACGCATCTCAGGCGACGTTTAAGGGCTAAATCTGCTTGCGGAAATTTACCACAGATCGTATCTGGTTGCATATCACGGAACGAAAGCCGCAAGCGATTGGCCAGTGTCATTGAATTATTTGGATCCTCTTCTTCATATTCCTTTACGTTCTCCAGGTAACGTCTAAGACACAAGTCATCAAACGAACCATGGGGAGGCAAGAAGAGTTCCACCTGGTCCACCAAAGATAATGGTAGTGTTTCCAGGTAGTTTTCTACTGTTACCTTAGAAATTAAAACGTCATCAAAGCGATTCTTCACTTGTTTCCTCCTGGTCAGAGCTACGTTTTTTGCCTTCAAAGTAGGCACGGTTAGCTTTTGTGTCGTGATAATGCATTTTGTTTTGAAAAGAACGGAAGTTAATTTCAGGATTAGAGGAGAAACTAGCGACCAATCTGTTCCACGGGATACGAATCAGTGGTTTTTTCCCTTTCTCTATCATTACATTGACGTAGTGAACTCCCTGCGTCCAGCCTTTAGACGGATCTTTTTTACCAGCTAAGATCCAGTTGCGTATTGTTTGGTCTGATACAGAAAGACGTCTGCCGCATTCCTCGGTTGTGATGTACTCGTCAGAGTAAATATCTGGAGATAACTGATCGGTTTCGCCGTTTTGATAACGGCTGTACCACATAGAAGCAAGAACGTTTCGAATCCCTTTCAATTCAAAACTAATGTCTTCTAATGATTTCCTAAGGCCGTACTGCATGACAACACAAAGACTTGTTTAATGCTACAGTTTTGGAAAGTAAACTGTCCAGATGGAAGACCAAATTCCTCCCAGTCAGCAGCCGGCTCCTGCGCCCCAGCCAAGGCAACCTGACTTCAATCAAATCACTCGTGAGCAACTGGAACAAATGAAAGCAATGGCAAGGGAAGCAGCCATTCGCCAAGCAGCACGTGAATCGGTTAATCAACTCCAAAGCGGGGTGGTTCCACCCCAGATTGGGGTAGTTCCTCCTCAACCCAAGGTGGTGTACGTACGTCGTAATTTGACCGTTGCCGAAGTTATCCTTTTGTTTTTCCTGGCAACTACTGCGGTCGTAAGTGTCCAGTCCGTTTGGGGACTTGTTGCTAATCACTTGCCACGCATCGAAGTAAAAGTCAAGTGATCCTTGGCAAGTTTAAATGAACGGCGACTATAATTCAAGTATAGAAGTGTAGATTAACGTGGCAAACAGACGTATATCTGAGCTTCCTGAATTACCAGGAGACCAGGTAGCAGAAGAAGATCTGCTGACGGTTGTTCACGTTTTTGAAGTTGACCCTACCCTTAAAAACAAAAAGATTACCGTCTCTGGTTTTCGGACTTATCTGACGACCAAGTATATTCCGGTCACTGGTGGAACCATCAGTAATAATTTGATTGTTGGTGGGAATCTTACTGTTAGTGGCACAACAAATGTCACCACGATCACGGGTACTAGCCAGGCAACTTTTAGTGGCATTATTGTTCAAAACAACTTAACAGCAACAGGTACCATCAGCGGTTCAACAATTACTGGTAACAACATCAATGCAATTACCGTAAATGCACCAACGGGTGTTTTTACCACCTACTTATCAGGTGCAACAATCACCGGTACAACTGTCAACGCAACAACAGGTGTTTTTCAATCTCTTACCACAAGTACACACACTGTTACAGGCAACCTGACGGTCACCGGAACCATCAGTGGTACCACCATTACCGGTAACACAGGACGTTTTACAACACTCACTGGAGAAACTGGTGTTTTTACCAGCACGCTCTCTGGTAACGCAATTACAGGGACAACGTTCCAGGGGGAGACAGTCACTGGTATCTCTGGTGTGTTTACCAGCAGGATCTCAGGTGCTACCGTCACTGGTAATACGGTCCTTGCTTCCACCATCACAGGTGGTTCAGGAGTCTTTACCTACCTGTCAGGTACTACCGTTACAGGAGCAAGTGGTCAATTCACCTCCGTTACGGGTGGAACAACAAACGTCACCACACTGACCGGAGGGACAGGCGTCTTCACTACCAGCTTGTCTGGCGCAACAATCACTGGTAATACTGGTCAGTTCAGTAGTGTTACTGGTATCTCTGGTGTCTTCACGACACAAGTATCTGGTGCCACCATTACAGGTAACACTGGTCGGTTCACAAGTATTACTGGTGGTACTGCAGGGTTTACTACGGTTACAGGTACTACTGTCACTGGTGCTACCGGTATCTTTGGCTCCATTACCGGAAACACCATTGGTGCCACAACAATTACAGGTACTACCGTCACTGGTACCACGGTTAACTTTGTATCTGGCGTATTTACTACGCAGATTTCTGGTGCAACAATCACAGGTATTACTGTTAACGCAACTACTGGTGTTTTTGTTACTCTTACCGCAGCAAACCAAACTTTCTCGAGTGCCACCATTAGTGGTAACTTTACAGTTCTTGGTTCTGGTCATTATGGGTCTGGTTTAACCGTAAGCGGTACCTTGAGCGGAACAACGGTTACTGGGAATACAGGGCAATTTACCAACATTACGGGTAGTACACTTGCTATTACCACTGCTTCTGGTGCTACACCTGCAATTGTTTGTTCAGGTGTTGTGTCAGGCGGCACGTCAGGGTTCCTTGTCCAAGGCCCATTAATTATTCTTCCTTGATCCATTAAAGTAAAATAAGAAAAAAAGGGTAGTCATGCCGTACGGAACAATTAAGGTAGATCAAGTCATCTATACCAAAGGTGGCTCGGATACAACAATTACTGTCTCGGGAATTGTTGATTCATTATCCGGTGCAATTTCTGTTACCGGTGCAATTTCTGGCGCCAGTGTTTCGGCTGCAACAGGTACTTTTACTACTCTTTCTGGTAATACAACTGCAGGCACTACGGCAACTTTTACATCAGGCGTGTTTACTACGTTTAGTGGTACCACGGTCAACGTTGTGTCCGGTGTGTTTGCTTCTGGTACGGTAGCCCTACCCTCTGTTTCTATAGGTACCAGTGGTAATGGTTTGTATTCACCAGGTGCAAATCAACTAGCTATTTCAACTAGTGGCACTGGACGTCTTACCGTAGATAATTCCGGCAACGTCAACATCGACAGCGGCACGTTCTATGTCGATGCGGTGAACAATCGGGTGGGTATAGGTACCACGGGGCCGTCAAACCCATTGCACGTTGTTGGCACTGGTCGGTTCAACGTATCAGGATCAAATAACGTAGTCTTTGGTGCTGATAGTGGTGATCCATATATCTACGCTGAACAGAACACGGCGCTAAAATTTGGCACTAATAGCACGTTGCGTGCCACCCTAGACGCCTCCGGCAACCTCGGCCTGGGGGTGGTGCCTAAGGCTTGGGGTGCAAGTTTTAAGGCACTTGATTTTGCTGGAGCAAGCTTTGCCAGCAACACGACCGGCACTGCTACGTTTATTGCACAGAACGCTTACTACGATTCTACATGGAAGTATAAGAGTTCTGCTAACGCAACTCTGTTTCAAACCGATAGTGGCAGTTTTCAGTGGTACACATCCACCAATACTCCATCTACAAATGGCGCCATCACCCTCACCCAGACGATGACGCTGGATGCTAGTGGGAATCTTGGGGTTGGAGCCACGTCGCCCGGCGCAAAGTTTCATGTCGCAGGCGATAGCTCTGATGGCACTCAAGCGCGAATCACTGGCGCAACCAATCAAAACTATCAACTTCGATGGGGATTTGATACAACCAATCTTGTTGGAAGGATTCAATCTATACATGTCGGTACTGCCTATAAATCACTGAGCCTTAATCCTGATGGAGGCAACGTGGGCATAGGAACGGCTGGGCCCGCCAAATTACTTCATGTTCAAGCAGGGAGTGTTTCTGGAGCAGCTCGTGGAGGTTCTTTCACAAAGACTTTATTTGAAAGCTCAGACGCCATTGTTAGCTACTGGGAGTTTCAAGCAGCATCAACTGCTATTAATGACATTTTATTTTCTAAAGGAAGTACGGGATCTTATGGAGTTGTTGGGTACGATCACGCCACAGATGCCTTGAGATTTTCTACTGATAGCACCGAACGCGCCCGCATCGACAGCTCCGGCCGCCTTCTGGTGGGGGCGACCAGCAATTCCGGTGGAGCACTTCTGCAAGTCAACGGTGATCGCATTCGCGTAGCAACTGCCAAGACTCCAGCATCTGCTGCTGCTGCAGGAACCGCCGGTGAAGTTTGCTGGGACGACAGCTATATCTACGTCTGCACTGCTACCGATACATGGAAGCGTGCGGCTATTGCCACTTGGTAGTGCCGCACCCCTTCCCCTTTCTCCTTTCCTACAATGACCACCGCCACTCCCGTCTGGGCCATCAACACCCTGGATCGCTCCTTGCCTGATGGCACCGTCACCACCATCCACTGGACCGTCAGCCTCACCGAAGACGACGGCCTGAGTGCCAGCGCCTATGGAACCATTGGCCTTGGTGCTCCAGACCCTGACAACTTCACCCCTTATGCAGACTTGTCCCCTGAGCAAGTGCAAGAATGGCTAAAAGGTGCACTGGGTCAAGAACTGGTTGATGCGTATGAAGCATCCCTGGCTCAACAAATTGAAGAGCAAAGGAACCCGACCCACGCTACTGGCTTACCCTGGAGCTGAATTAATCTATAATTACGGTAGTCAAAAATTCTTTATGGCTACCGTAACTGAAAAGATTGAGACATTGAACGCAGAACTGCGGGAAGCAGTGACGCAGTATAATCAAACTATCGAAGCACAGGCGGTGTTACGAGAAAAGATTATTGCGACTCAAGGTGCCATTGGTGCATTGCAAGAGTTTGCAAAAGACGAAACCTTAAATAGACTAAAAGAAGTTGAGGAATAAAGATGGCAAGCATCAAGTTGACTGATGTAGCAAAAAACTACAAAGAATTACCTCATCAAGTTGATGCTTTGGAATGGCTCCAGGGGGAGATTAGTGCTGAAACCCTGGAGCAATTTGCTACAAAGTACAGAACACCATTTAAAACAACTGAATACACCAACGATTGGGATGGTGTACAAGCAGCGGCAAAAGCTGCTGGTGCTAAATACCCTGAATGTGTTGCAGCTCAGTGGGCACTGGAAAGTAGCTGGGGTAAACACACTTCAGGTAAACACAACTACTTTGGGCTAAAAGGACCAGGGTCTACGGTCAATACACAAGAATTTATCAACGGTAAGTGGATTACTATAAATGCTGGTTTTATTAATTTCCCTGATCTTTATACATGTGTTTGCTACCTTGTTGATAGGTGGTACAAAGACTACGGCCGATACAAGGGCGTAAATAGGGCAAAAGATAGGAATGAGTGTGCTCAACTTCTTGTTCAGGAAAAGTACGCAACAGATCCTGATTACAGTAAAAAACTAATGCAAATTATGGATCGTCAACTAAACTATGTAGTTGACAAGCCTGTTGTTAGCGGAGAACCTGCTCAGTCACAAGCCTTCAACCCCTGGAGCCCATACACCTATAAAGTCACGCCTCACATCACATATGGAGAACTTACATTAAATCAAGAGGCACGTCGCTTTACCAAACAACATCAATGCACTACAGCATTGGAGATCTGTAGGTTCCTTGAAAAAGTGCGTACACAATTTGGTAACAAGCCTTTGGTTATTACCAGTGGGTCACGTCCAGAACCCATCAATACGCAAGTGGGTGGAGCAAAGAATAGTGAACACACTTATGATGCGCCTTCAAAAGGTGCTGTTGACTTTTATGTTGATGGTGTTGACATCTACAAGGTACAAGATTGGTGTGATAAAAATTGGCCATATAGTCTAGGGTATGGTGCACCAAAGGGTTTTGTCCACCTTGGAACGAGGGAAGGTAAGCCTCGGGTGCGCTGGAATTATTAAAGTGAAAAAATACAAAGAACCACAGATACGTGTGAATATCTGCTGGGAAGTTGGGGATGAAAAAAAGTGCGTAACACTTCCTAAGCAGGAAGCGTACGCAACAAGAGAATGGGTTGAAGAGCAGGGTGGTTGCGTGTACTGGTTTCAGGCGTTGCCAGACTGATCAACGCTCCTTGGCACGACCGATTACAAGTGCACAAATTTCAATCAGTTTATACAGCTTACGCACTAACACGTCGTCCTTAGGAGTAGGTGTGAGAGCGACGATAGCACTACAAGCAGCATGGACAGCCAGAGCAACTTCAAAGTACTCATTTAATTTAGCCATGGGACTATAGCGTTTCTTCTATTGTAATACTCTTGGTTTATAGAGAAAAAAGCTAAGATACTTCTCTTCTATTTCCCAGCGTTGTGATTCATTCTTTTCGAACCAACGTTTCCATGCCTTAAATTGCTTTTCGGGAGAAGCTGACTCACAGCGAAAGGAAATAGAATCACCTGGTTCCAGGGTGTTATACCATTGACGCATCTGTTCAATACCAATCTTATGAACAGAAACTCCTAGCTTACCTGTCAAACAGGCAGCCATCCTCTTCGAGCGACGCGTCTTGCGTCTCTGGAACCACTGGTTGATTTGACGTATTGACTTGCCGGTAGCAATACTCATTACCCACACACATCCAGTCCCTGTCTTGACCGCAGGCTGGAGAAACATCTTGACCAAATAGTTGTTGTGTAAACGTACCGTAACAACTTTTTGGTGTCTTTTGATCTTGTGGTGCATCCAATGGCCTAAGGTCTGTTTGTCAATGGTACAAAAATTTCAGGTAAGGCGTCTTCTGGACTACGTTCCCGACGCCATGCAGCAGTCCATTCGGAAAGAGAATGTTCGTGGGTATTGTTCCCGTCGTAGCCTGGACCACCTTCCAGACTAAATTTATCATCTGATTCAGGTGTTGTAAACGCAATAAGCCACGTAGAAGTCTCAGGAATTGTAACAGTAGCACCTGAATTTATTGTGGCAATGTCAAATGTATAGGCATTGTAATTGGTGGCAAGTGTATAGTTTGCTGAAAATACAGGACCAATGATAATAGTATTGCTCGTATCAATGGTTGTTTCTGCAATAAGAAAACTTCCATCTAAGTCCTCCAAAAGGAGAAACATCTCATCTGTTGGTACTTCAACAATAAGAGCAAGGCTGTAATCTAAACGTTCGTTACGTGTGCTTGAAATACAAATGAGATAGCTACCAGCCTCTAGAGGAAAGTAAAGATTATTTCCTTTATCTAACCTATATACATCATAGTTGTTGTAAAGGTTGGCCCCAGAGCCACCCATTACATGATCAAAGAAAGGATAAAAGTAATCACCATCAATATCAACAGTTTCAATTGAATCTTTTTGAAAAATCATACGTCCTTTCATGGGCGTAAGATTTAGGTCATAAGCAGATACTTGGATGTAATTAGGACGTGGTCCACCTTTTCGGGTAATAATCCAAGCAGGTGTTGTTAAATTAACCTGGAACCAATGGTTGTAGGTACCTCCGCCAAAGCCACCATTAGACGTTTGACCTGTATCCGCATAACCCACAAGTTTATTTAGTGGGCCAAGGGTACCATGCAGGTAACGCAGGGAGGTTTGGCTAAAGGTACCAAGAACCAAAGGGTTGTTTTGTGTTTTTACTCTCTGTCCAGTATTGTTACGTGACACTGCTTACAGCTTATACTTTAATCTTCATCATACTTCGGGGCTATTTTAGTTTCTAACGAATGAAGTATTGTGTTTTTGTATTGTTTTTCTGCAACAAGATTTGGATCAATGCCATCAAGTCTTAACTTCTCATAATGGAGAAGTCTTTCTGCAATAAACGTTGTTTCAAAGGGTGTTAAGTGGTGGGGAGGTAAGAGTCGATTCCAGCTCGTCACCATATGCAAAGGATTGCAGCAACGATTATTACCGCAGATGCGGCTAACCGTAAGAGAACCTACGTCGCCCCAGCAGCATTGATA